ACTCAAAATGCTTTAGGTAAGTGGGTTGTTGCTAGAACTCATAAAGGTAAGTATGAAGAGAAGGTTGTTTCAACTTTACCTGCGGGTGCAGAAGAAACAGAAGATGGTCGTTTCTTTATTCCTTTAGATAGCACAGAAACTTATATGAATGGTGGTAAGAATGATAACTACGGTAAACCTCTTCCGGCTGAACAAATGCGAAGAAGCGGTGTATTCTATGGTTCATTGGGAATTGGAGAAATGCAACCTTATTACTTCTCATACAAGAATCAAGGTGGAATAGATTTTGCCCCTAATACTTTTGAATGGGTGCATTTCCTATGTGTTCTTGGTTCTAATGGAACTGATATTTATGGTGCTAAATCATTGACAAAGGAAAGCCTTTCATTAAACAGTGAAATGAATCCAGACAATGAACTGTATCGTAATATGGCTGACTTTGACTTTGAACAGTGCTTGGTGGCTGACTTTAATAGTCACCTTGTTCCTTTGGTTGAAATGGATAGAGCGCATATTCAGCGTCAAGCCCTTCCTTCTAAGGAAAGATTTGTTGTTACAGATGGAACAGTTTGTAATATGAATATGACTCCGACTAAGAACGGTAATCGTATCATTAACATTACTGATTTAAATGCTGAATTGGATTATGAGAATGATTCTGGGATGACAACTTGTTGGATTCCTAGCCATCTAACTCTTGACTTCGGTATCGGTTCAACTGTTATAGTAGTGGGTAGAACTTCTCAAAGAACTACTGATGAGGGAGTAGAACCAACAACTATCAATGTTGCTGGTATTCTATGCACAACTCGTCATGGTTCGGCAGTAGAATCTACTCAAGCAGTAGAAGAGGACTTTGACTGGTTTTGATTGAGTAGTCAAACCTTGTGTAATCGTTGGCGTTAATGACGGTCAAGTAGGTGCGAAGCCTATACCCTAATTGGAGGGATAACAAATGGAAGAATTAAAAAATAATAGATATTTACTAAAAGGTAATAGTTATATTATTGACTTATATAATGTTGATTTTATAACTTGGAAAGAGAACGACAAGGTGCAAGCAACCTATTGGGCTAAACTACATATTGGAAGCAAGGAAACAAGATTCATATGTAATAGTCTAAGTGAACTAAAAACACTTGTCCAAGCATGGACAAACATTAGAGGCAAAGAAGCCAATATAACAGAAGAAGATTTAATAAATGAATGGTGATTTAAATGGGATTAACAAATAATAAAAGCACAACAGCAGTAGCGGGGGAAATGGTTAATAACGCAAGAGTTATAGCCTTTGCCGACAAATTGGAAACACAGACGAGTATTCGTCTTAAGCGAAACAATCGCTTGATATGCGGTATTTGGGGAGAACCTAAGACAGTTAAAAGTGGATTGGCTTTAGACTTCCCTAATAAACAAGTATATGTTTTAGACTGGGATGATGGATGCGAACCAACATGGAGACAAAACCATGAATGTTCCGATAGAATTACTCTATGGAATCCAGAAATTAGAAATCAAAATGGTGAATTAGATATTCAAAAGTCTGAGGCTAATTCGGAAGACTTTGTTCTATTCGTTAAATCAAAGATTGAACAAGGAGAAGATGTATTGTTTGTATTTGATGGAATAGATAAGTGGTTAGACTGTTGCACACTTCATGTTACTGGTTCATCTAAGATTGGTAAACCTCAAAAGATGAAGTTTGAATGGGGTAAGAGAAATGCACCGTTCTATTCTTTGCTTATGATGTGCAAGAATCTTAATTGCGACCAAATATATATTACTCATTCTAAGGCTGACTACGGCGCAACCGGAGAAGTAATTGGTTCTAAACCTAATTGGCATAATTGGGGAGACTACCTACACCAAATTATTAACACTAAGCGCACACAAAAGAAAGGTAATGTTGTTTACAAGGCTACTGTAATGAGTAGTAAAACTAATACTGCTCTTGTTGGTAAAACATGGGAAACATTAGAAGTAGGTAATGGAGTTGTTACTTGGTCTGGCGCAGAAGAATTGCGAGAGGGTTTAATTTGAAATTTACAGTAGAAGCAGAAAAGTTTAAAGAAGCATTAGAGAGCCTTCAAGTTAAAGGTAAGACATTAACTAATAATGGATTTACTGCCAGTAACATTGGTTCGTATGTTTATATGAATCTTACTGGTAACTCTCTTAGTATTTGGAATGGTAATCCTACCTTTGTAGTGAATATCAGTTTAGATGTAGAAGGTGAAACTGATGGCACAATGATTAGTGATAGTAATACTATACTACCATATTTAAAAGCCTTTGGAGAAAGTGTAACTTTTTCAGTAGGGGATTTTATTAGTCTTTCTTCTGGGCGAAGAAGTGCATCTATTCCTATTGTTGTCAATCATCCTAATATGGATGCAATAACTAGGCTAAGTGGAATGATAACTCATGTATCTTATCAACCTCAACCTCAAATGTTATTTAACTTTGGAAAGTCTAGTTTTGAAGGTGCGTTCACATTAACTCACAAGCAGTTTACTTCATGTATTAAATCTTGTGAATTAGTTAGAAGTGGAGTCTATAAATTAGATTACAATAAGAACCTGCCGAAGTTTTCTACTAGGCAGAATGTCCAGAATAAGTATGAAGAAACCCTAACTCCTGTATTTACACTAGGAGAACCTGCTACAATTGAATTTAGTGGGCCTTTATATTCTTTCTTTAAGAAAGAGCAGTTGATTAACTTCTATGTAAAGGATGGATTTCCCTTAATGTTAGTAGCAGAAGATAGGCTATTAATTAAAGCACCCTATGTTAATGGTGAGTAATAATGATAATTAGTAAAATGAATGATGGTAAAAGTATCTACACTTCTTGGAGAGAGAATAATGAGAAAAAATATAAAATTGTTGAGCATCAACCTTATTTCTATGTTAAGGAAGATTCACAAGAACCTGTTCACTATAAACCTTCTAAGTATATTACTAGAGATTTTAGTTATATTAGTGGTGATTGGGTTGATATTGAATCAACACCCTTAAAAAAGGTATTAGTAGAATCTTCTTTTGATATTAGAGAGGCTAAGGGTATGTTTAATAAAACCTATGAAGCAGATGTTCCTTTTCATTTTAGATATTGTATAGATGAATTAGATGAAATGCCCGAATACGATATGAGAAAATGGTATTGGGATATGGAATGGCAACAAGGTGGAGAACACCATGATAAGATTACAGTAATTGTTGCATATGATAATTATGATAAACAATACTATCAATGGGTTTGGTTTCCTAATGAACCAACAATAGGAAGAACAAGGTTTTCTAATAATGGAAATCAAAGGCACTATTTTAATAATGAAAAGGATATGATTGAATCTTTTATGGCAACTATGATTGTAAAAGACCCAGATATGTTAATAGCATGGTTTGGTAACTTTGCTGATATACCTAAGTTACTTGATAGGGCTTGTTCTCTTGGATTAAACCCCTTGATAATGTCGCCCGTTGGGGCTATTAAAGGGGTAAAGAAGACAAGGGATGGGCATAGTTTTGCTTATGGTGAGACTGGGTTCAATCCTATTGAACAGCCCATAGCGGGGCGCATAACCCTCTCATTAGACCTTGCTTTTGAGCGACAATGGAATGATTCTCAAAGGGGAACGCTACCCTCTATGGCTTTAGATTATATATCAGAAATGGTTCTTAACAAAAAGAAACTAGTAAGTAAAAAGTTCCCTGACCCAAACGAGTTTTATAGACGAGCATGGTTAGAAGATACAGAAACTTATTTAGAATATGCTATTAAAGATGTTGAATTGATTGTTGAGATTGATGAAACTAACTATTGTAGTGAAGCAATTCTTTCTTTACAGCGATTACTTAAAGCACCATTTGATGCTTGTTTCTATGCTAGTCATATGGGTTCTATTTACTTTATGAGAAATGCGTGGTGGAAAGCACCAACAGGAAAGAAAGTAGATAAAAGAGAAGAGTATGAAGGGGCTATGATTTATGACCCTCTTAGTGAGAATACAAATGGTTTACATCTTAATGTAGCAGCATTTGATTTTGCTGGTCTTTATCCTAGTATGATGATAGCACGAAATATATCCTTTGAGACTAAATCAACTGAACCAACGGAGTTTGGAGTTAATATCCTAACACCTAGAGATTTCAGCGAAACCACTAGAACACAAATGTTATATTACAAGACCGATGAACTCGGATTGTTGCCGAGAGCCGTCATTGAATTGAAGGAGTTAAGGAACGAATATAAGGCTCTTATGCGAGAAGCAAGAGAAACTAACAATGGTGAGTATGTTAAGTGGTATAATAATCAAATGGCAGTAAAAAGATTAATGGCTTCATTTTATGGCATTGTTGCTTTTCAAGGCTTTGGTTGGGCTGATGTAGATTTAGCCGCAAGTATAACAGCAAGTGCAAGAGAAGCAATAAGATTAGCAGCGTTTAAAGCAAAGGAGTTGGAAGTATGAATAGAATATTTGGGAATTGGATTAAAGAAGCAGCGATGGAAAGAACAGACGAATTTACTTCTAAAATGATTATAGATAAAATTATGGATGAGAGAGGCACTAGTATGTATATAGGTAGTGTTTCTTCTGTGGGTTGGTATTTAGGCCGACTAGAAGGAGTAGTTAAAGTCAAAGAAGGCATATATAAGGTGGCAATAGAATGAGAGTTAAATTTGTAACAGTTAAAGTATCGTATGATACAGAAGAAACATGGGATATAACCCTGCAAGAAATAA